TAGTGGTGAAAGAATGTTATCTATATATTCTATGGGTCAAATAACAGGACCATATGGTACTGCTGATAACACATACGCTACTGCTGACCAGAATCCTGATGCACCCGGCTTCACAGGCACAGAACCATACGGTCCAAATACTATGGACTATCGTGCTGACTGTGATCCTAGATATCAATATATTGCTCGTAGTAGCCCAAGAACGTTTGGTTATAGTACAGGTTATTTAGATGGCACAGGTGAAGCACCAAACGGTATTCCAACAGGAGCAGGTATTGCGTTCCCACAGAATCCACAAGTTGGAGATTACTTCTTACGTATTGACTATTTCCCTCAACTATTATATCGTTGGGACGGTAGATTATGGGTACGTATCTCCAAGAACGTTAGAACACAAACTGGCATGGGTTATACTGATAAGTCACAAATGTCTGGATTTATTAATAACAACAATGAGACAAAACTCACAGATGGAACATACGTACCAGAACGTCAAGCATTGTCAACTATTTTGACATTAGCACCAGATCCATTACCCCCAGTAGCATAAAGAGTACAAATGGCAAAATTTTTCTATGACAATCAGATACGCAGATTCTTAATACAGTTTGCAAAAATCTTTAGTAACTGGGATGTTACTAAAGGTAAAGACCCTGCCGGTAATGAGATACTTGTGCGTGTGCCGGTTATGTACGGTGATAGTAGTCGTCAGGCAAGTACAATTCTTGCTAACAACAGTGCAAGCAATTTACCAAGTGCTCCGTTAATCACATATTACATTAGTGGTTTAGAGTACGACCAAAGACGTACACAAGATCCTACATATATAGATAATATAAGTGTTCGTCAACGTGCATACAATCCGGATACACAACAGTATGAACCAGTGCAAGGTCAAGCATTTACAATTGAACGTCAAATGCCTGTGCCCTATACATTGCGTATTACAGTTGACTTCTGGACTACTAATTATAATCAAAAATTAGAATTAATTGAACAGTTAGGTACATTGTTCAATCCTGCACTAGAAATTCAAAGCACTGATAACTTTATTGACTGGACAAGTTTGAGTGTTGTATACCAAGATGGATTAACATTTAGTAGTCGTAGCATTCCACAAGGTACGGGCAATCCAATTGATGTGATGAGTTGGAAATTCTATATGCCTATATGGTTAAGTACAGCGGCTAAACTTAAGAAGTTGGGTGTTATTGAAAAAATCATTGCAAGTATATTTGCCGGTAAAGCACTTACTGACATACAAGATGATGATTTATTATTAGGCACAAGGCAGAAGATTACACCATATGGTTATAAAGTATTACTAATTGGAAATACATTACAAATACTACCGCAAGCAGTTGCATTCTATCCAAGCAATGAAGATTTAGATTTACCTGCAAACCCTGATACAGACATATACTGGTCAAGTGTATTGAATGTATACGGTACTGTTAAGCCCGGGATCAGTCAAATATGGTTACAAAATCCATATATGAATACTGATATTGTAGGTACGATTGTTCCTGATCCAAATGACGATAGATTATTAATATACAATATTGATCCGGATACATTGCCACAAAATACATTAACTCCGGTCGATGGTGTTGTCAACCCACAGATAACAGGACCAAATTCAGGACTACCTGGACCTATTCCCGGACGTAGATATCTCATCGTTGAAGATATCGGTACTGAGGGTGAAACCACAACTGCATGGGGTAATTTAGTTGCACATGCAAATGATATTATTCAATTTGATTCTAATACTATGGAATGGGTAGTTGTATTTGATAGTACTGCTACTACACCGCTCACACTTGAGTACGTAACCAACTTAGCAACAAATGTACAATATCGTTATGTAGATGACATGTGGATGAAATCTTATGAAGGCTGGTATGGGCAAGGGGATTATTCTATCGTAATTTGATTTGTGATAAATCATTATATGAAGAATCAATCCGCAGGTGTTTTCTTTTATAGCAATAAAACACAACGTTTTCTATATCTACTAAGAACTGACAGTAAGAATCCGGGCAACTGGGGTATACCTGGTGGCAAGATAGAAAACGGCGAAACATTGTTTGAAGGTATTGCTAGGGAATGCGAAGAAGAAATAGGAATGTTTCCTTCTAACGCAAAACTAGTGCCAATACAGAAATTTATCAATAACAGTTTCACTTACCATACATTCTTTTGTGAAATTACAGATGAATTTGTTCCTATATTAAATGAAGAACATTGTGGGTATGCCTGGGTAGGCGGCAATCAATATCCAAAACCATTACATCCCGGATTGTTTAGCACAGTCAACTTTGATGTTGTACAAGAAAAATTAAATTCACTTACAAAAAAAGAGACCTAAGTCTCTTTTTTTATTTTAGCAATTTTGCTAGTGTATCAAACCCAAGTGATCCTATTACTATACCTGCACCCATCATCATCCATCTCCACTTTTCCAAAGCAGAGACCTTTGATCCTAGTTCTCTATGCGCCTTAGTATCTTCCTCACGCATTTCTTTCAACATATCTCTTGTCTCATGTGCGTTACGGTCAATGCATTCGTGCATATCTTTAAGACTATTTTTGATTTCGCTGACATCTTGTTCAATGTTTTTAACTTGAACTTGAAGTACAGCGATATCAGTTTCGGTCTTTGGCATTTTAATAGTTCTACCAAGTGACATGATTAAGCGTTACTAATAGTAACGATCGGGTTAGGTTGACCGTTAGCTGCATTAGCGGCGAAGGCTGTGTTGAATGTAGCAATAACATCAGGGTTGACACTATACGCAACAGCAGTACCTGTACCAGATCCTGCACCAGTAGCAGTGAAAGTAATACCTGTCATATTAGCCATAGCACCAACTGCTGTCCAGTTTGTTGTGCCTGCACTGTAAATTGTATATACTGTACCTGCTGATAATGAACCGGCTGCAACTTGTGTTGGGAAGATTTCACTGTTATAATCATTGATACTTGAAACATATGCGGTAGCAGAGGCTGCATCAGTAGACAAGATGTTCATTGTGTTTGGAGCCAATGCTGTATTAGCTACATTTGCAGTATAGCATTGTGCTGTCAAACCAGTTGTACCACCTGTTACCAAATACTTTGTTTTACCTTTTTGACGAACAATATATCCAGCTTCATCATTAGCATAAACATATGCGGCATTACTTGCTACTACATTTGCGTTAGCAGTTAATACAACACGATTCATATTAGCATTTGGTGTACCTGTAGCGGCTGTCATCTGCACTGCAGGGCCACTTTGAGTAGCAGATACTGTAAATGCGGCAGCATTGGCAATAGATTTAACAAAATATGTTGTACCTGTTACTAGAGCACCCAAGTTAGCACTAAATGTAATTGGCATATCTACCACAAGAGTTTGAGCATTGCCCGAAGTTCCAATAACATTTCCTGACACTACAGTATTTGCTACTGCAACAGTAACATTACCGTGTGTTGCACTTGCAAAACCTAAATCAACATAATCAGTACTACCATTAATGTTAGCAACAGCAACTTGAAGTGCCGCACCAGTAGCCAAATTAGCTAAATCAGTACCTACACCTACTACCACTGTGCTTGTGTTAACTGCTGTAGGGGTGTACAATGTACCTGTACCATTGATACCAATAGCAACTTGTGCTAATACTTGTTTACCAACGATTGCTGTGTTACCACCAACTACACCATATGTAAGTGAATTTGTTGCTGGGAAACCAGCGCCAGATATTGGATTATTGAAATAAGCATCAACAACTCCAACTGACATACTAACTGATTGACCAGTAGTAGCAGTTAATGTTGCCATAACTTGAGGTTGAACACTTAGCTGTGTAGTAGATACACTAAATGTAGTGTTTGATAATATTTCATTTACATAATATGTAACACCTGCTGTTAGGCCACCAACTGTAGTAGCTACTACGAATGGCATACCTGCAGTTACACCTACAGTAGGAGATGTGGTTAAATTTTGTGTTACTGTAACGATACTGCCTGTTGTAGCGGTATCAGTAATTGTTAAGACTGCTTGAGCCTTTGCGATTTTTAGAGGACGTCCCATTTGATTTTCCTTTATAAAATTAG